ATAACATTACTTAACAAAGTACGCGAGCTACTCGGAATGGAGATAAAGCTAGAACAAAGAAAGCTAGAGGATGGCGTTACAATTATTGAAGCAGATGCTTTTGAGGCAGAAGCTGAGGTTGTAATAATCACAGAAGATGAACAAAGAATCCCGTTACCTATTGGAGACTACAAAATGGAGGATGGAATGATTTTAGTAGTTGCTGAGGAAGGCATTATTTCAGAAATCAAAGAAGAGGCAGCAGAAGAGGAAGTTATTGAAGAGGAAGCAGAAAAGGAATACGAAGAAAAAGAGGAAGAAATGGCAACAGAGGAAGCTAAGCCTGTTAAAAAGGTAGTTGAATCTGTAAGCAAAGAAACTTACTTTACAGAAATCGAAGCTTTGAAAAAAGAAAATGAAGAGCTAAAGTCTCAGATTGAGAAACTTTCTAAAGTAGAGGAAGTAACTGAGGAAGTAACTGAGGAAGTAGTTGAGGAAAAAACGGAATTATCTGCAGAGGAATTGGATCCTGCAGTTAAGCCTATCTCTTTTAATCCTGAAAACAAACAAGAAACAGAAAGAATTTTGTATGCTCAGAATAGAACGGAAACTACTCTAGACAGAATTTACAGAAAATTAAATAAATAATTAATAATTAAAACCTAAAAATTATGGCAGATCAGCCAACTTTTCCCGGAAGCACTTACGCAGGTAAAGCAGCAGGTAAATATATCTCTGCGGCACTTTTAAGCGCTCCAACAATTGAAAACGGTGGAGTAACCGTTTTAGAAAACGTTAAATTCAAAGAAGTTTTACAAACTTTGGATACTAACACATTATTAACTGACGCAACTTGCGACTTTGACGATACTCGTACCGTAACAATGGGCGAATCTGTTTTACAGGTTAAAGATATGCAAGTAAACCTACAACTTTGTCGCTCTCAATTTCATAATTCATGGTCAGCGGCTGAGATGGGAGCATCTGCATTTGCAGACATTCCTGCATCTTTTGAAGATTACCTACTAGGTTATGTTGCTTCTAAAGTAGCTGCATCTAACGAGACTTTATTATGGTCAGGTGTTGCAGGAGCAAATGCTTACGATGGTATTGTAACTTTATTGAATGCAGCAGGTCTTCCTGCAGCTCAGGACATCGCAAAAATTGCAGGCGGTATAGACGCAGCAAACGTAATCGATGAGATGGGCAAGGTGGTTGACGCTATTCCTACAACGGTTTACGGAGCTGAGGATTTAAAAATCTACGTTGCTTCTAACGTTGCAAGAGCTTACGTTCGTTCACTCGGTGGATTTGCAGCAGCAGGTCTTGGAGCTAACGGTACTGACAACAAGGGAACGCAATGGTACACTAACGGAGCATTATCTTTTGATGGTATTCCTGTATTTGTTGCTAACGGATTGGCAGACGATAACATGGTAGCAGCTCAAACTAGCAACCTTTACTTTGGAACATCGCTACTTTCAGACCACCAAGAGGCGGCTGTAATTCCTGTTCATTTATATGACGGAAGTGACAATGTGAGAATTGTAATGCGTATGTCTTGTGGCGCTCAAGTGGGTATTGCTAACGATTGTGTAGTTTATTCTTAATAATTAATCAGAATTAGAAAAAGGTGGGTAAGATTGCCTGCCTTTTTTTATTCATAAAAACTAAATAAAATGGCGTGTGATATCACAGCAGGTCGAATTGAGCAATGCAAGGACTCCGTTTCAGGATTAAAGGCCATGTATCTAATCAATTACGAAGACCTAAATTCAGACTCTCCAACGTATGTAACTTACGGAACAGGAGACAACATTGACGAAATTACAGATTGGGTTCCTGTAGACGATACAACTCAACTTACTATGTACAAATTCGAATTGAAGAGTACAGCCAATTCGTTCACGACAGCTATCAACAGCAGTCGCGACAATGGGACAACATTTTTTGAACAAACTTTAGTGGCAGCATTAAAGAGACAAGACGTTGTAACTCATAAGAATGTGAAACTTTTGGCGTATGGTCGTCCAAGAATCATTGTGAGGACTATGACAGACCAATTCTTTTTAATGGGCTTAGACCAAGGCGCTGACGTCTCTGCGGGAGAAATTTCTAGTGGCGCTGCTTTGGGTGATTTTAATGGGTATTCGCTCACGTTCACAGCACAAGAGGAGTTACCTGCCAATTTCTTATTAGCAACTAGCGAAGCTGATTTAAAAACATTGTTTGAGAATACTGCAGGACCTGCATTAATCAATGACGGAACAGTATAAGTTTCCTTACCTTTCATAATGTGTAATTAAGCGTCTAGAAATAGGCGCTTTTTTTGTTTCCAGGATCCAATAAGAAACAAATAATACCAAAATCAGTTATATATACAGCATGATAATACTACAGCCTATATTGACAGAGCAGAGTTTTAGCTTCATACCTAGAAGCCAAACCTATGACGGTTTATTTATCAGAGGCGAATCTACAAATGTTACAACTGAGATAACAATTACAAGCAGCTTAAATGGCGATTATTACGATACCATAAACGCTACCTTTGTAAATGGAGATTTTAGCCTTATTAAAGATACCTTTTATACTTTGGAGATAAGGAACGGAGCAACGGTAGTGCATAAAGACAGAATCTTTGTAACTGACCAAACGCCTGTAGTTAATTATTCCGTAAATGATGGCGAGTACATATCTAACGTCAGCACAAATGAATTTATAATGTATGAGTAACAACGTTCACATATTAGAGCTATCAGGTTATGAAGCTCCTGTAATCAAAGAATCAAAACGCGAAAATTGGGTTGAGTACGGAGATGACAATAATTACTATGGCTATCTAATCGACAGATACACGAATAGCACAACAAACAACGCTATTATAAACAACGTTATCCGCTTAGTATATGGTAGAGGCCTATCAGCTACAGATGCGAATAGAAAGCCTAACGAGTACGCTCATATGATGGCGCTATTAAGCAAGGAATGCGTAAGGCATCTATGTACAGACATAAAATTACTAGGCCAATGCGCAATGCAGGTAATCTATACAAAGGATAGAAAAAAGATTGCTCAAGTGCATCATATTCCTGTACAATTATTAAGAGCTGAAAAGTGCAACGAAGACGGAAAAGTTGAGGGTTACTATTATAGTGACGATTGGACAGATACAAAGAAATACGAACCTAAAAGAATTAGCGCTTTTGGATGCTCAAATGATCCTCAAGAAATCTTTTTTGTCAAGCCTTACTCTGTAGGAATGAAATACTACGCCTTAGTCGATTATACAGGCGGTATTCCTTACGCAGTTTTAGAAGAGGATATTTCAGAATATCTCATAAACGAATGCGAGAGAGGATTCTCAGGTCGGTCTGTGGTCAATTTCAACAATGGAGTCCCTGCTGAGGAACAGCAGCTTATGATTAAAAACAAGGTGCTTTCTCAACTTACAGGAACAACAGGAGACAAGGTAATTGTTAGTTTTAATAACAACCAAGAGAGCAAGACAACAGTAGACGCGATGCCTGTCAATGATGCGCCTGACTTATACTCTACTTTGAGCGAGGAATGTTTAAGAAAAATCATGCTTTCTCACAATGTCACTAGCCCGCTTTTATTTGGAATAGCAAGCAGCAACGGATTCTCATCAAACGCCGATGAATTAAAAGACTCTTTTGCGCTTTTCTCAAATATGATAATTCAGCCAATGCAGGAGATGTTGCTAGATGCTTTTGAGCAGATTCTAGCCTATAACGGAATCAGTTTAAACCTATTTTTTAGAACGTTAAAGCCTTTGGAATTTGTTGATTTAGAAAATGCAATGACTGAGGAACAAGTACAAGAGGAAACAGGCGTTGAGCTAAACAAAGATTTTACAGATAAGGAAGGGGAGCAAATCCTGGATCATTTAGAAGGCGAAGAGATTGACGAAAATTGGGAACTTGTAGATGAGCGAGCTTTTAAAAATGAAAACGGAGATTTAGACGAATGGATTGAGGAAATAGACAACAAAAAAAGCAAGCTTAGAAAATTAGCAGATGTTATTAAATCATTTCCTAGCAGAAGCAGCCAATTAGACAAATCAATTTATAAAGTACGTTACAAATATTCGCAAAAATATAGCTCAGGCAATTCTAGAGATTTCTGCAAAACAATGATGGCTAGAACCAACAGGGGCGTTGTTTATAGATTAGAGGATATTGACAAGGCATCTAGAGAAGGCGTAAATAAAAAGCTAGGGCATAAAGGGCAGAGTTACGATTTATTCAAATTTAAGGGCGGAGTTAACTGCGGACATTATTGGTCTGAGCAGCTGTATCGCCTTAAGAAAAAGAAAGATGGTTCATACTATGAAGATAAATCTTTAAGCAGCTCTGAGGAAGTAGAAAGCATACCAAAAAGCTATAAGCCTACGCCTAGAGGAAGGCAGCAGGCCAAGATTGCTCCAAAGGATATGCCTGACAATGGACATCACCCAAATTATAAAGGTTAAAACATGGCAAAAGCACTACTTATTTCACGAGCTGACCTAGTCAAATTTACATCAGCAAATGGCAACATAGATACTGACAAATTCATTCAGTATATCTCGCAGGCTCAAGACATTCATATACAAAATATGACAGGAACGGATTTGCTAGAAAAGATACAAGCAGATATTATTGCAGGAACGCTCCAGGATCCTTATTTAAGCCTTTTAACAGATTATAT